CCGCCGCGTGTGAATGTCGGACTATTTGTAACCGCGCTGGCGCTGATGTTACACATTCTAGGCGCTTGAGTTGATTGAATATCAACGGTCTGGCTTCCAGCAGAGAACGAGTTCGCATCGAATACAGCCGTATCCTGCAATAGCGGAACGCGGTGATTATCGGCAGTACCGCCGGAGGATGATGACCATTCGGCCTTGGTTGCCCAGTTACCAGTTCCGCCGACCCAATAGGACGTGCTTGGCGTTGTAAACGTGATCCCGCTGTTGCCGCCGCCATTGCCGGAAAGACCTGAAATCGCAGACAGGTTCCAGCTCCCAGCGCCAGCGCCTGTAATGTCTCTCAGGTCTATATTGGTGCAAGCTACTGTTGCCGCCGTAATGGTTCGCGCCGTTCCCATTGTGTTAGAGCGCACAAACAATCTCTGCGTTACGCTGTTTCCATCCGCTTTGAACGTCCCCGAAACCGTTTGATTAGCTGACAGTGATAGGTCGCCGGAAACACTGGCTCCCGATGAAACCGATAATGTGCCATAGGTGTTCGCGCCATTGATTGTGCGCGTTGCGGTCATGCCTAAGTGCGTCACAGTCGCAAACGTCAAGCCGCCGCCTGAGAAGACAGTATTAGCAACCGCCACAACGATTTGAGATGTCCCAGCGCTGAATGTCAGGTTTGTTGTTGTTCCAGTATCCCATGAGGTTGCCACGTTGACCGTAGAGGAACCAAGCGTAATTGTGCGGGTGTTCGAGTTTGCCGACGAGAATGTTCCAACGCTCATCGTCTGGTTGCCGCTGTTGAAATTACCGTTTGTTACGGTAAACGAAGCCCCCGCAGCTTGTGTTATAGCGGCTGATAGTGTCCAGCCCCCACCAACGCCGTTAAACACGATATTACCGACGTTTTTAACGCCTGTGTTAATCGTTCTGCCTGTTGATGTGGATGCGAATGTAATCGCTGAGGTTGCCGTGTTGCCTAGTGTATATGTCATACCAGCAACAAGCGTTAGGCTTCCGTGAATCGTTAGCGTAGTCGCCGCCGGGTGTGAAATGGTTCCCGTGTACCCGGTGCAGTTTAAATTAGCGCAGACAGAAGAGGCGGACAGGGTGCAGGTCGTCGCGCCTGAATTAGCGTCAAAAAATACGTTGGTCGCTGATGTAGGCACAGAAGCCCCGCCGACGCCGCCAGAAGAGCTCGCCCATTTGGTCCCGGCAGTACCATCCCACGTAGCTGCACCGCCAACCCAATAGCGGTCCGGGCCTGCCGCTGCCCCAATACGTGGGCCGATTGGCGACATTGCGTCTAATATTTGAAAGCCGCCATCCATTTTCTATATTAGATGCTCCGGAGTTTTGCGCGGATTTCTTCAAGCTTAGTTTCGGCTGTTTTTGCATCGGCTTCAGCGCGGGCCTTGGCAGATTCAAGACTGGCAACATCTTCAATCAGCGCCTTCTTTTTGCTTTCAAGCGTCAAGACGGCTGATTTAGCTGTTTGCGTTACTTGCTCGGCTGCATCCTTAGCATCCTGTTCAATAACCAGCGCCTTTTCTTTAGCGTCAAAAATAGCCTTGTCTGCCTTGGCTTGTGCATCGGACAAAATGGCCTTGGCTTTTTCATTGGCGTTTTCGTTCTTAGCCAGCTCTTTTTTCAAGGCTTCGTTTTTTTGCGCAAGGTCTTTTTCCGCTTGCGCCATGCCTTCCAGCTCCGCAAGAGCTGTGCGGCAGTTTTCAGCCGAAATCTTGTCATTCAGCATTGATGTTATAATTTTTTTAAGTTCGCTCATTTTTAGGACGCCTTCATTGCTTCGATGTGAACATTAACAGCGGGCGATGTGCCGCCTGTGACTTTTGGCCTAATCCAGCGTGGGTTTTGCAAAATTTGCGCACCCGATGCGGATGTAAATGCAAGGTTGGTTTCGGTTGTGTCGGTCAAGATAAACCAATCAGTGTCGCTTGCAAGGTTAGGTGAGCGCAGGCATGAGCCGTATAGCGTGACCGTTGCGCCAGAACCAAAGTTCCCCAAAACCTGCACGCATTTGTCATTATACTGTGAGCGGCGGTATGGCTCGCCATATTGGTTGGTTGTTATACCAATCCACTGAATATTCTGAGCGTCGCCCTCAAGGAGAGATGAGATTGTAATTGTCATTTTCGATTCCTTTTATTGATTGCAATTCGTGTCAATTGGCTGGGGATGACATAGACAGTCATAAACCCGCGCGTGTTCTATAGTTTTAACCCACTCCGGGCGGGTTATAAGGCAAAAATCATTCCCTGATGCCGTAACGCTTGCGCAGCTTGGCATCAAGAGAAGGGTCGGAACGAAGCACAGCGTCATTAGCCTTTTTGACAGTTTCAATGGTTTCCGCGTCGCTCTTTCGCTTTTCATCGTCCCGCCCCCTCTTAAATTGCTCACGCCCCCACGCCCAAAGCAAGGAAAGGAATGCCCCGATACTGGAAAACGCAAGCAATATCTTAGTTAAAATTCCGCTCATTTATTCAGTTTGCTGTAATCCAAAGCGACTTTGCTCTCGACTACCCGCTCATAAGTTGCCTTGACGCCCTCAGCTTCAATCTGCTGTGGAATGCCTTCATTATAAGCCGCGCCGAATGTTCCGACTGTTACCAGAAATAACCAAAAAGCCATTTTTTATTCTCCGTCAATAAGTTTTGCACAATAGGCTTTAGCGACTTCTTTGTCGGTAAAGATTTTAAAAGCCTCACCAGCGTCAGTGGCATAGCCTAGAAAGAAAGAGCCAGCGGCGATAATAAGGCCAGCAATAACAGGTACTAGTTTTTTCATGAAAACTCCTATAAGATGTACGCGATTTTAACACAAAATTTACAAAAATCCAAGATATTAACTTGTGGCCTCAAAGTGCATTGCATCCGGCCTTAGCCAATGACCGCCCCACTTCCAGCCCTCATCTTCAAATATGTCAACAACCTTTAAGGGCATCATTAATTCGGCGTCATCGTTTGTGTGATGCTTGCGCCCTAAACGGTTATATTGCGGCGATAAATCAATTGCAGCGCCCCATGAATGAATGCTGAGTTTATTTGACCCGCGCATAGTGCGGAATGTATATCCGCCGCCGCATCTATCAAGCTGATATTTCATAATGTCCTCAATCGTCATTACCTTGGATATATTAGCCAGAATCCGGTTTAAAGACCGAGCGCATTTGCGATGCAGGGATATGGTTTTAACGGGCTGTAGTGACCATGACCAGATCATCGGGTAAGCCGGAACAATCCGCACGATGTTTTCATTAAACCAATGAACATCGGCCACGCCATCAAGATTGATGTCAGGATTTCCGTAATACTCATTCATGTGTTTTGGGTCTGGGCTTGGCCACATGATTATTCACCTTCCGTTTTTTTAAGCTCTCTTTCAATCAGTGACGCATATCCTACAATATCATGCCATGAATCCACATGGTTTGGATCGCCGTATAAGATTCTTGAAATCTTTGTGGCAATCATCTCTAAAGCCTCACGCTGGTCTACCCGCATCCGGTTCCAGTTTGGCGAGTTCTTAATGGCTGTTTTAAGGTTCTGGGCGATTTGCGATTGCTCAAGAAATGAGCCGCCGTAGATTTTGCCGCGCTCTTTGAGTGTGTCTTCAATCATATTCGGCTTCCAATTCAAACATGGGTTTAGCAAGTATACCCTCTATACGGCCTTTGTAAATTGTAATTAAAACAATACCCCACCACCATCCGTTAGCGTTGTGTTTTGCGTAATCTTTAACCAATCCCCATGGCAGGGAACACCCCACGCCCACGGCTGTGACGCGCTCATGATTGCCAAGCTTGGTAGCCCCGGCGATATTCAAACGGTGTGTGTGGCCGTAAACAACGCAGCGCCTACTGTCGTTTGCTATTCGCTGGCTGGCGGTTTTTCCTGCGATTGCTTTGCCGCCCTCGTGTTTCGGGGCGTGTACAAAATCAACGCCCATATAATTATGATAAACGCCAAACGGAGAATGACCCCAGCCGTAAAAATCAAGCAGGCCAGTAAACTTGTTTGTATAAGTTCCATAGCTCGCCGGATTAAGGTTTTCATACAGCCACAACCTTTCATCATGATTTCCTAATGTAACGTGCTTATGCGGGTCGTTTTCTGGGAAATAGTTTTCATGAAACACCTTGAAAGCTTCAGCCACGGCCTCAATATCTTGATCGATTGAGTACTGGCTTTTTGCTGCATGAGAGCCTTTTTCTATCCATCGGGTGATACTGTCAAAGTCCCCCAGATCGCCAATGTGAATGATGGCATCGGGCTGCATATCGGTTAAATATCGGCCAATCCAAAGCGGAACTTTAGATTTAACGCCGGGTGAATAGTGCGCATCACCAATAACGCAGACCATGTACGGGGTATCATCCCATTCGTCTTGACTTGCTGCGTCAGCTATATTAGAGATTCTTAATGGCTCGTGTGTGGGCTTGTAGTACGGGGCGGGGGCTGGAGGGACGTAGGCGCTTTTTGCGTTATACGAGCCGCCCCCCTCTTTTTCTAGCCTATTGCGAAACGTGGTAAGCGGTATATTATTGGCTCTTGCTGCGGCCCTTATCGAGCCATGTTTTAAGACTTCATCGCTATATCTCATGCCCTTTTCCCAAAACTCCGGTGATTTTCCCTACGTCACGCAGTAAAACATCAAGTTTGGTGTTGATTTGCTCTATATTTTTGGCGGTGTGAGTTGCGTTCTTTTCGATGGATATAATCTCCGCGTTGTGCCGCGCTAGTGTTTCTTTCATGTCCTGCGCCTCGCTTTGCAACTTGCTGAATTTCTCGTCTACCCGCCTGCGGTCAAGCCAATCCAGAACCGCCGCGACTAAGCCGACAAAACCCGCCCCGCCGCTTGCTGTTACTATGTCCGGGTCAATTTCTATCATGTCAGTTTGAAAGCCTTGATTGTTAGCGTCCACGATGCGTTTGTAATGGGAAACGCATCACCGTTTGTTTTGTTCATGACGGTTAAAGATTTCGTAGCGCTGCCGATTTTGTAATAAATATTCGTTGCGTCGAATTGCAGCATAATACCCCGGTTCTGCGTATCGCCGGGATCGTTGCCAGCCGGGTTAATAAACACAGTGTTTCCAACTGAATACCCGCCCTCAGCTGACGTGCATGTAATGAAGGCTTGAACAAAATCAGGGTTTGCGCCCAAGCTGTGTGCTAGTGTGCCGGAGCCTGCCGCCGCTATCGTGAGAGCCGTTGACGTGTATGGCAGAACAACCGCTGCAACCGATGTATCGACATAAGCCTTGACGCTTTGCTGGGTTGGCGCTCTTGTGGCGCTATCACTGGCCATGTTATCTTCATCAAGCAAGGTCGTTGCAACGACATTTAATGCCGTGGCATAAGAAAGCGCGTCTGATGAGCTTGTATCCAAAAACAGCACTTTATCATCATTTACTGGCGTTTGCAGGGTTGCGCCGCTGATGGTTCCAGTCGGCCCTTGAGCGCCCAGATCGCCTGTTCTGCTCATTTGCAAATAACAGAAATCGTTATCGGTAAATGTGCCGCTGCCGCTGACATAAGTGACCGTGGCCTGTAGCCATCCTGTGTTGTCTGCAATCGCTGATATGTTAAACACGGCAAATGTTTGAGCCTCACCGTATTTTGTGATTTTAACCTGTCCCTTAACTGGGCTTGTGCTCGCGGTAATCGATAAGATTGCGGCGGATACGTTCGGATTTCCAGATTCAGCGCTTGACGCATCAAAAGCAATAGCCGTAGCGCTTGCAATTGTGGCGTTATTAAAGCGAAAT